CTTCGGTCAGATCGACCGAGACCAGCTCTTCCATGCGAGCCAGACCCACGGGGGTGTGCTTCAACATGTCGAGCGGGCTATCGTTGCTGTTGTCAGCCAGCACGTCGCCAAGAGCGAACGGGTGAATACTGTGTGTTTGGGTTTTAAGACTTTGTCAGAACCTTGTTACAAATTTCTGACGGTCTCCTGTGTCACCACAGGATCGCTCTCACAGTCGCCTGTGAGGTCGGGCTCTCTCTTCAACGTTACGCTGGGTAGCGTTACGTCGTCTAGCATATTAGTCTCTACGGATTTTTGATTGTGCAAAACCTGCATTTCCTGAAACATTGCTTCTCGCAACGCAGGATTATTTATGTTTTGCATTCTAACGAACTTAAGCAAGAGCACTGCTTGTGCGCGCTTTTCCAACAAATATGGAAGCACGGCCAACAGAAACTTTTCTCTGCTTGCGTTCGTAGTAAGAACCCATTTGTAGCACGGCTTCTTCCCACCGTTTTTTACTGCGTAGAACGCCCCGCCGCACAGTTCCACCAATAACTTCATTAGCGGTTTATACGTATTCGTTACGCCTACGTTTGCAGTATAGTGAAAAGAATAAGAACCGTTGCTGTTATCGGGCCTTTTGGTTTTACCAATTGTAAGGTGTCCCTCGCCATCAACGATTCCGGCGATATAAGCAAATCGAGTTTTCTTCAATCAAATCTTTCCTCGGTATTGTCTGATTGTATCAGAGTTCCACCGATATAGCTAGATTTTTAATGTGGAGCTATTCATTATGCCGCCGCGGCAAATGCTTTGCTAACCCCACAGAATGCCTTGGACGCTTCGTCGAAGGGCCGAACCGAACGGCCTGCCAGAGACTGGACAGAGTTTCGGATTTGGCTCAACGACAGAGCGGTGAAGCTGGAGGTGCTGGAAGCGCCCAGTTCCACAAGCACGCTGGAGTCGATAGCGGACGCGCCGTCAGCGGTCGCACGGACCAGAGCGGAAAGACTCTCGCCGAGTCTGTAGCTCATCTCTTTGGCTACGTTTTCGACAGTATTGTCGATTGCGGTAGCGAGGGAAAGTGAGCTAAAGTTAGCGTAATCAGCATATTCGCCAATCACCGCAGTGGTGTTCAGAACACTGACAGGGATGGAAGTGCCGACAGTACCTTCAACCGTGGTGGCCGTGTTAGCCGCCAAGGGGACGTACATGAACATTTCATATTGATTTCCGCTTTTCATCGGAAGATCAAGACGCTCCGAGCAAGCTACGAAGGGGGTTTGGGCCTTGAGATTTTCTCGGAATTTTTTGTCATACAAATGTGTTTTGGAATTAAAGAATCGGAAGCCGTTTAGGACAAACGGGCTACTTCATCTCCCTGTGTTCTCACAGGGTCGCTCTCACAATCGCTTGTGAGTTCGGACTGTATCATCGACTCAGGTGAGCCGCTTGGCGTATCAGTCTCTACGGAGGGTTCGCTTTTATTGAGGGAACGGCACTGCTCAACCAACTTCTTGCGTGCTTCGGGGTCTTTTACATTATCCCCGAGGCGAATAAACTCAAGAGCCAGTTTAGCCTGTTCGCGTTTGATTACCATATACGGTAACACGCCAAGCAACAACTGTTCACGGTTGGCTTTCCCCGAAGGGTGCCAAGCATACTGAGTCTTCACAGATAGTTTGGTTTTTGAACGAACATAATAAACGCCGCCGAAACAGGCAACGAGCCACTTCATCAGCCTAACGGAAGTTCCGTAGATGATGACTTGCAACCCAAAATGCTGCCAGCCTTTGTCGTTCTTTATTTCGTGCAAACAGATAGTTCCTTCACCGTCAAGAATTCCGGCCAGATACGACCACTTTGTCTTGTCAGTTTGGTACATGCGACCTTTCCTCGGGATTGTCTGATTCTATCAGATGTTCCCCGATTTAGTCAAGTTTTAGAAGTACCATGTTGTTAATACTTCACAGTCGATTGCGGGAGGTTCGACTGGCCGTTAATTGCTGGAGAGTATCCAGTCATATCGTTTGACCATTTCTGTTGACTCAACTTCTCCCAAAGAAGTTCAACTAACGTTCGTTATCTGCTGCGCCGTAGAGCAGCATGATCTGCCGCGATTTTGGCTTCACAGGCATCGCACCATTCGGGGAATCCGTTGCCGGTACCCGTTATGCGTCTTTGCCTCTTATCCTCTTCGAGAAAATGCTTGTGCATTTCGCTCGGCATATTGTTATATGCATCTTCGCGTTTGAACGTTTTAACTACACCTGTCGGTTTCCCTGCACCATCTTTGAAGATGTGTCGATAGTCGAACGCATCCAAAATAGATTTTGCAGTGGTTTCACCTTCGCTGATCGAGTCAGCACTTGAAAGCCCAGTAGAAATCTGGGCAACAGGCCGCTTTTCTTGCGGTGGCGTCGCGTCGCTAATTCGAGCGGGCTCGGCCACTGGCACCTGCGTATTCGGTGCCGTCTTTTCCTCACGCATACTAGGAGCCTCTGTTGCCAATTCAGACACAGCAGGCTGATTTGCAGAAGTGATGAGTCCGCTTTCGCGAAGAACGTCATACGCCTTCTGATAATTCCTTACATCGGTTGGATCAAGGCCGCGCCGACTAACATAGCCAACCACCTTCGTGGCGTTCTCTTTCGACGGGACGTAATCTCGATTTCTATTCTTGAAACTTTCGAGTGCCAGCAAAACGCTGTTCTCGAAGTTTTGACGTATAAGATCGTTGGTCGCTCGTCTATCATCGTCACGATCCAACATATAACGTGACTGCGCAGCGGTAGCAACATCTTGTGCTTTGACTTCCCAGTCCGAGCGCTCTTCGTCTGTCAACAGGGGGCGCATCGCCAACTGTCCTGCCACAGTAGCGTCGGCGGGAATCTCGACACCGTTCAAAATTTTTTCTTCGCTCAGTTCTTGCCATTTGCGGCGGCCATGCATGTTCGACTGCGTCAGCTTGGCAATCAACTCTTCAGAAGTGCGGTACTTAAATCTCTGCAATCCGCCGATTGGTTTACCGTCTTTGTCGGTTGGCTGGTATTCATGAATCTTTTCCGGCAACTCAGCGGCTGGGACAATAACTACAGGCGCTGGCGCTGCGGCTTCCACAGGCGGTTCGAGAACGGCCACTGTGGTTACTGCGGCTGCGGCTGCTGCGGGAGTAACATCGTCAAAGGACGGATCAAAAGATGTCGCTACTTCCGCTCGCCCGCGAGGAGAACTGCTAGCAATCTGCGGTGCTAGTCGTTTCGGTTCCGCGCTGGTGCCGCCGTCAACAAAGGCGCGAAATTCTTTTTGTGCTTCCGTCAACGGTGAAAAACGCTCGTCACCTATGTTTTGCTTGTACTCTTCGCTGGTCATACGACCAATTTGGTCTTTTGTAAATGCCATGATTACCGACCCTCCTCTAAGTCGTCATCGTCTTCGATGTACGCCACGTCGCCCAATAAGTTTGGGAGACCCTGTGTCATGCGCTCGATTTCGTCCATTTCTAAACCCGACGCAGATTCTTGCGGCTCGGCACTCTTTTTCATCTCTCCCACCATAGCGGCTTCTGATGCCACGCGTGTCAACAGTTTAGTCACCACAACACTTGCTGACCGAGACAGAGAATGTTTAGCCATCACGTCTTTGGGGTTGGAATGATCCGCGTTGTCCAAATCAACCCTAAATTGTTCGACGACTGCTAGACAAAGCCTATGAACCACTTGCCAGCCTTTACTATAGTAAACCATGGCGAGGTCTGATCTCTCAACCGGCGTTAGTTCTAGTTCTGGATCAACCATGTTCTCCTCCCAGAGATACAGCGGGAGATACAGCAGGATATGCTGCTACATCTCCCGTCTACTCAACTGTGGGTGTTTCTGCTGAACCCTCTAAGCCGCCTGCACTGGGAGACCCAGTCACAGCTTCGCTCATCGCGGAATTGCGGAAGGATTCCCGCACTATGTCGCGTTGCACACGGGCTTGATTGTCTTGGTCCGCCTGCACAGATTTTAGTTGGGCCTTCTGACTATTCAGTTGTTGTTGCCCAGCCATTTTGCTGTTGGCTTGCGCTGCAGCCGACTTAGCCTGCTGCGCCGCCTTCATTTCTGGCGTCAACTTCTTGATGATGTCGTTGCGGTTCTTCCACTCACTGGCCTCCATCCACATGCTCAAGATTGGCTTGAAATCTATGTACTCTCCGTTTATCTCAGCCAAGTTCTGCTGGATTTGCGGGTTTTCAAAGATTTGGGTGATAAGCGTTAAGGACTGAGCCATGATTCTCTTGGCCGAAAGACTTGCGCCAGCGAGAACTTCAAACTCCATCTTTCCTTCATGGTACTTCGCAAGGTCGAGTCGATATGCCTTACCCAACTCTTCTCCGCAAATAAACATGATTTCTGCATCTGAAATGTATTCAAATACCAAATCATCCAAGATGTAGAGGAATGGCTGAAACACTTGGTCAATGAAGTTATCCAGCGGACCGTCGAGTCGTGTGGCCGAGGCCGCTCCCATTTGCGAGGCTCCTGTAGCTGTCCTGCCCATAGAACTGCGAGGACCAGCACTACTGCCTTGCACCAATTGCGCGTCTGCGCCCGAACTCGACTCAGTAGCCTTTTCGGACTCACTTAGCGCTGACCAAACTTCGGTAGGAACCTTCGGCTGTTCAAGGATGCCGTACGCATCACTGACTGGGCGACCTTCTTTCACATCTACTGTTAGAATGCGTCCTACGCCAGTACGAATCATTTGGGTCGGCGTATTTGCATCGCGCCGCCGTAGATAAATCGGATTGACACCGAACGACAAAATCTTCAGAATAGAGTTGATGGTTCCTTGGTCAACGCGCTGGTTTTGTCCAACGATAAGACCGAGACCCATACCGTAAAATGCCTTCGGTCTATTCCACCAGTTGGCGGAAAGGAACGGAATCGGATTTTGGAAACCCGCGACTGCAAACGGATTCTTCCCAGAATACAGAGCGTGTCTGCGGTCAAGGACCATGATCTTGCGGCCCTTATCCCAGTATTCCAAAACCTCCATCTTCTTGCGAAGCAGGTCCGGAGTTACATTCTGTGAATCGGGTAACGAATGATGGACAATTTCGGTGACGTGCGTCGATGAATCTGACATCAACTCCACGGCTCCCTGTTCAACAGGAGGCATCCAAAGCTGTTTCAGTTCTTCATCGGTGCCCTTGCCGGGCCACGACCAACCTTTGCGTTCTTCAGAATCGGAGGACAGACCTTCAATGGCCTGCTTGATCACCAGCAACTCATAGAAGTCAAGGTTGCGAATATCAATCGCCCAACGCGCTTCTCGTGCATCGCCTACGCGCGTGTTAGGATCAACAAATACTTGGTCTAGCGGACGCCACTCAAAGAACGGTCGCGGCACAATTCGGTATTCCCGCGTAATGTCCGGAGCGTCAAACGTCGGGATTGACGGATTGTCGGCGTCTTTATAAACAGTCGGCTTACGACTCTTAACCTGAATCTTTTCGTAACGAATGCCCCACTTCCAAACGCCCGTACCGAGGTGAGCCATTTGTTCAAGGCCCCACTTGGTGTTACGTTTGAAGTTACAGGCATTCAGTAAATACGAGAAGACTGAAGTCTTGGCATCCACTGAATCTTGCGTAGTGCCCGGCATTGGACGAAGTAACATCGGCGGATCGTCGTAGAACAATCCCTTGTACAACTGGGGCACAATTGAGTTAACAATCTTGGCCACCGTGAACCGTTGAACGTTCGGTTCAAGAATGTAAGTGTTCTCATACACCGACATCGGACGGGGAGATTGGTACAACAAATCGGAATCGCGCCAGAGAAGATTCCATTGTTTGTTACTAATGAACGCTTCTGCGGCTGCGGCGCATCCGTTGACTAAAGCAACGCCAGCGTCGGTAGTCTTCAGTTCACCTGACGGCTTGTAGTCCTGCGTATTGAGAGGCCGATTTGGATTTCCCTCGATTGGTAACTGAGCCATATCGTCCTTTTCTTAAACCAAATCCGCTAACGGATCATACCCAGAATCCTCTTCAGGCATCTGTTGTGCGGCTTGGCCGATATCATACTGAGTTCTAGGATTGTCGTCGGTCGCGAGCTGCGAATTCTGCTCCGTGTACGCTCCCAGACCATAAATCATTTGGTGCATCTGAAATGACTTGTTGTCTGCCGTGTAGTCCATTTGGACCGAATTTACCCTGCCAGCCATATCAGCGTACGGCGCAAAAACTTCTACCAACAACGATACTGCCGAGACGATGTCATCATGCTTGTCATCCGCCGTGCCTGTGAACTGCGACAATTCGGTATACACCTCTTCAAGACCTTCGCAGGAATTGATGAAAAAAAGACGTTCGTCTCCGAGCAACCGAAGCACTGGTTTGGCCTTCATAGTCTTAGAGCGGGCCTTATTTCCTTGCCCCAGCCCTGCCGACCGAAGTGGAATACTGATCTTAAGCTTTTCCATCTCTCGGCGGATTTCGCGTTTAACGAACGCAGTACCCATCACCTCTTCGATGACGATCTGCTTAGGCTTCCACTTATAACCTACAGCCGCGATGACCGCTGGCAATTCATACTCGTTGAATCTACCGCGCACCATGTTGATGATGTAAAATTTTCCGCCGTGGATAATCGCCGTCAAAATGACGGTATAGTCCGCCCAACTTTGAATTGAGTAGGCTGTGTCCACAGTCGTAACGATCATCCCCTGATGCGGTGCCAAGTTATGGTTCAACGTGCGTCGAATCAGGAGTTCGCGAGGAAATTTAATCTTGTTTATTTGTCGAGGATCGTTGAGGTACTTGATCGCGAACACATCAGGTTCGGTCTGCGAAGACACCTTCATGTTTTCGAAAGTCAATACTTGCGAAAACCAGAGATGAACGTCACTCGGAACCCATTCAGACTCGACTTTACCTGCCGCCATGCAGGCGGCTGTTGGCCACCACACTGCGCGACGATAAATCTTCATTGTCGTGTTCTTCTGCGAAGCGAGGAACAACTTATCGTCCCACGAAATCTGCACACCGTAGTAGTCACGTTCGTCGTACCATGTGCCGATAAGGTCAAAGAATCCAAATGCGTGCATTAGGGCTTTGTCAACACCGACACGGTGATTGATGCCCTCGATACGAGTAACTGTTTCGCAATTCTCTTCGGTGACCACGTCATCTAGCTTCAACAAACAAAAGTGTGATCCAGCCAACGACTGTTCAATACCCGTCGCGCGGATCGTAGGTTCTTTGTCCCCTGCCGTGCAGGCCGGGGTCTGAAATTCGGTACATTTGCCCGAATCCGGGCGTACGCAATGCTCGGGAAACAAAACCTGAAGCATTGAGATTGTTGTTTTACCCGTCAGTTTATTCTTGAGAAGGCGGGGACGGTGTTTGCCATAATACAGATCGCCCTTCTCGAAATTTTCATCCATAGTGAAGTGCGCCTTCACCTCTCCCACGAAGTCTTCAGCCAAGCCCAACTTGCCTGTCAGAATGCCGATAGTTACTTCTGGGAAACACAAAATCCATTGGACGCAGTCAGCCATGTTGATAGATGACTTGAATCCTCCACGAGGGACGAGTAGCAACCTTTGTTTGTATTGTTTTTTTGCGTCTGCGTCGATAGCAAACGACTCAAAAGTAGCAAAGTTTGCTGGGTCTTTCCTAACGAAGAACTCATTGCAAATCTCCTCGTGCGTGTTATGAAGTTCCCAACCTTTTGTCTGGGGGTTGTACCAGTTGTACTCGGAATCCGTGACCTTGGAGTAACCAAGCATGCGACATAAGAAAAACAGATTGGTCTGCGCCATGAAGCGATACCGCGCAACTGTCAAGCGCAGGTCGTCATATTCGCAACTGCCGGGGGCGGGTAAACCGCTCGCGCGCACCTTACCGTTTAACACTATCCACTCAAGCATTGCGTCATTTTGCTGCTTATTTGTGTAGTGGTCAAACGCCGCTAGCGCCAGCAACGCAAATTCGCTGCCGGGCTCGTCTGTCATGCCTTTGTGCTGGTAGTTTTTGTTGTTGAACGCCGAAAGATACTCGGCCTGCAACGTCTCCAATTCACCTGCCATACTTCCTCCCAAGAAGTGCTGGCTTATTTCTTTTTCCAGCCGCTCATTGCTTTTGCGAGTCTGCCCATGGCGGCCACGTGGGGCGAAGAACTATTCGCCGCCTCTTCCTTCTTTGACTCTGGAATGGTTTCGCCCTCTGGAATACCAAAATGGCGATGTAGCGCGCCGCCGTGCAGTTTGTGCATGGAACGCGAAAAATGTGCTTTTTCTTCGGGTGAATGCTCGGCTGCCATAGATTCTCCTACATCCCTGCGGGTCCGCCAGCGGCGGGTGCGGGTGCTGCGGCGGGTGACGGTGATGCCGTCATTGGAGCTGCGCCTGCGGGCGGTGCGCTCTCTGCGCCTTCGCCTTCGTTTGGCGTGCCAGCATGGTCTTCCATGTGCTGATGCAGAGCGCCCATGTCTTCCATGGCATGCTCTTCATCGGGGTGATGTTCGGGGTGATGGTGCACATGCTTCACGATATGCTTGCCATTCGCCGTTTTGCGAATGTGCATCTCTTTGATTTCTTTCTTCGGCTTCTTGTCGTCGCCGCTGAGAGAAGCCATCATCTTATCTTTCATATCTGCCATGTTCTTGTCCTTTGGGATCACTGCTTCGCCTTCGTGCAGTTTGTAGACCCCAGTCTTGGGAACATGCGATGTCCCCTTTGCAAAACTGCCAATCGGCTTACTGCCGAGCGGCTTAGTCATGTCGTTTAATGTTTTGTCATCGATGCGCTGCTCTCCCGTTCGCGAACCGTAGCGCGCTTTAGGAGCAACTTTGTCTACCGGCAATGTCGCTGTGTCGATTTTAGGAGGAGCACTTGCAGGCGTGGTCGCATTCTTGTATTCATCTACGTTCTTTATTTTAGCGGCCAGCTCTCCACCGATGTCGCCGTTATTAGTATTAGCCATCATTGCCATAGAAATTGTCCTTGAGTTGCGTCCAGCGAACGAGATATTCGTACGCCTTCAATAATAA